TGCATCAGCACGCCGGCGATCGCGCCGTCGCCGTGGCGCACCAGCTCCGGATCCTGCAGGTCCTTTCGCTCCAGACGCGGCACCATCGGGATGCCGTCGACGTACTCCACTGCACGGTGGTCGTCTTCCAGGGACGCGTCCCTGGGCAGGCTGAGGAAGCCGTCTTCGAACAGCGCGATGTACTTGGGCATCCATTCGCCGTACCAGGGGCGCGACAGGGTGACCTCGTGGATTGGGCCACCGATGTAGCGGCCCGTCTCGGTATCGAGCTCAGCCCGGCCGTAGCGGTCGCCGGTGTACTCCATCAAGGTCTGGCCGGGACCAGTGGCATCGCCGGCGAATGACCAGCGACCAGGGAATTCTTCCTTCAGCGCGTCCAGCAGCGCCCACAGGATCTGCTCCTGCTGGCGGGTGGGCGCGTTGGCCATCTCGATCAGGAACGGCACGTCGCGGCGCAGATCCTGCCCGACCTTGGCAGGCTTGATGACCGAGAAGTGACGGTGGCGCGCGAAGTCCATGCCGATTGCCCAGCGCCCGGTGAACCCGGCCACCGCAGCACGGAGCACTGGCAGCAACGTGGTAGCAATCCAGACCGAGCACCAGATCTCGCGCTCCTTCTCAGAGCGCTTGGGGAAGTCATCATCGAAGACCAGGCGCAGCACAGGCCGGACCTCGGGCATGGCCCGATCGATCCAGACCGAAGGGATGGCTGAGCCATCGCCATCGCGCGGGATGACGTCCAGCTCCTCGCGCATGGCGGCCTTGCGCGGGCCGTAGGCCGAGCGGATGGCGGTGTACCACTCCTTTTTGCCCTCGGCGGTGGCCACCTTGCCACGCATGGCGCAGACCCGCTCGTACAGGCCATTGGACACCGCATCATCGAAGCTGATGCGGATGACCCCGGCCTTCTTGCCGTAGCGACCTGCCTGGACGTCCTGTACCAGCTGATTGAACGGGTTCTTCTTGCCACGGTGGGTGGACCACACGCGGATGCGGCCACCCCAGATCAGCAGCGCGGTGGCCGACTCGAGCACCTTGGCCACGTCCTTGTGCAGCGCCGCTTCGTCCAGGTCGACCACGCCCTGCAGGCCGTGGATGTTCTCCGGGCGCGAGGACAGTGCCGTGATACGGAAGCCACTGGCGAAGCGAACTCGGAACGCCTGGATCTGCCGACTGGTGCCGTCGGGCTGCTGGTCCTGGAAGATGTGCTGCTCGATCCGCGAGGCCTGGCCTCGAGCGATGATCGGCGCGAACTTGGCCACGTAGCCAATGAACTCCAGGCCCTTTTCCTTGGTGTCGGCCATATACCACACGTTGTCGCCGCCGGCGTCCTTAGCGGAAGCCGCAGTGATGGTGTCGGCCAAGGCCTGGGCAAAGGTGATGCCGGTACGGCGCCCCTTCTCGCAGACCGCGATATCCAGCCCTTCCTGCATCCGGATCCATTCGGACTGATGGGCCATCAGCACGCCAGCCTTACTGATGTCGAAGTTGGCCGAAATGGCGCGCACGCTCTCGGGCAACTCATCCCAGTCCAGGATGCGCTCGGTATCGGGCAGGGAACCGAGTGCGCTCACTTAGCCGACCCCATGCAGCACTTGGTTCTTCCAGAAATCCACCCCGGCAGCGTCCAGGCCCTGTGCGCGTGCCGCTTCCTCAACCCGGCTGGCAGCGTCGATCAGCGCCTTCTGGCGGATCTCGCCGGCCCATTTCTCGCGCACGATGGAAGAGCGGGTCAGTTCTGCAATGGCCTTAGCCGCCTTGCTGTACAGCGCAATGCGATCGGCTGGGGAAATGCTCTCATCGTCCTGGTCGGCCGCTTCCTGGAACTGCAGCAGCGCTTCGAACAGGTCGGTCTGCAGCAGGCCCAGCAGTGCACTGCCGCGCTCGGCGGCATTATCCGGCGCCTGCTCGGCCACCAGCTTCATGGCCTCGGTGCTGGCACTGATCGAGGCCAGGCGGCGCTTGAGCCGCTTGGCCCGCTCGTTGACGGTGGTCTTGCTGATCTCATAGCCCTGCTCGCCCAGCCATTCGGACAGCGAGATGCTGCCGCCGAAGGCATTGGCGACCAGGCGCCGATCCAGCTCGTCGCGTACCTCGGCCGGCAATAGGTCGATCTTGCTCACGGGAGGCATGGGATCACCAGTACTTCGGTGGGCGCGCGATGCCCGGCCCGCAGTCGATGCTGTACTCGACAATGTCCACTCCGTGGCGCGTCAGCTCAGCCGACCACGGCCCCGAAGGGGATTTGGTGATATCGATCAGGCGACGGGTGTCCAGGTAGTCCAGCTCCCGGCGAACCTCCAGCGCAGTGGCATCGGGATACATGTCCTGGGCGGCGCCGGCCAAGACGGCTTCGCCGATCGGATACGGGCGAGAGCGATCCAGCACCAGCAGCATCAGCCAGCGCAGCTGCTCCCGGCGCAACTTACCCAGATCCGGGCCCTGATTTCCGTGACTCACGGCGTGTTCCCCTTGCTTTGCATGTTCGTGATCTTCGAGGCCACTGCATCGAGCTTTGCCTCGATGACGCTCTGCCCGCGGGCATAGTCCTCGCGGCGGACGTATTCCTTCGCAACTTCCAGACGGAAGTCGGTGAGGTGGCTCTCAACCTCGCGCCAGCGCTTGCTGTCGTTGATCAGGATGGCCAACTGCTGATCAGTGCGTTGCTGCAGCTGGTTGACCAGCCAGCGACCGCCGGCGATCAGGCCGCCGAGCAGGGTGATGCCGATGCCGGCGAACCACACCAGGTAGAGCGGCTGCACTTCAACGATCATGGGTTGGCCTCGACGGAAGGTTGCTGTCCGGTGAGGACACCGATGGCGCGCTGGCAGGCCCGGACGTGGTTGTCGGCGTCGCGTCCGATTCGAACAAGATCGCCCGCGACCTCTGCTCGTAGTTGGGCGCTCGCATCACGTTCGACGGCGCCAGAGACGGCTTGGGACAGGCGAGCGGTGTGGCAGGTGGCGAGGTCGTTGCGCAGCTTGAGATCGCCAGTACGCACGTCAGCCACAACGGCAGCAGGGACGGACGCGGACGCCTCCCGATCATTTTCATGTTCGTCTCCGATCTGGGCCATCGCCTTGGCCTGGGTGTGCTCGATGCCACGAGCGCTGCGCTCGTCTTCAAGCTGCGATTCAAGCGTGGTCAGACGCTGCTGCGCCGTGGCGTCACGAGCCTGCGCATCCAGGGCATTGCCGCGGTAGAGAAGGGCCGCGGCAATGGCCACCAGCAGGAGCACCAGCAGCAGGGCGACCGTTGCGATCAGGGCGCGAATCATCAGTACCGGCCCTCGCACATCGCGCGCTCGGCCGTGCGGCGGCGTTCCAGTCCTTTGTATGGCCTGCCGCCGGCATTGGCCCAGTTGCTCAGCTGGGCACAGGCCAGATCCCAGCGCCCCTGGTTGGCGTAGACGCGGATGCGCGGCTGCTGACCGTTACGCAGGAAGCACAGTCCATCCTTGACCCCGGCACCGCCAGGACCCACGTTGAAGGCGAAGGACGTCAGGGCAGCCGCCTGATAGTCCGTCATCGGCGCCTTGATGCAGCTCTGTACGGTGTTCCAGGCAACACCAAGGTCCGACTGGAGCAGGCGCTCGCAGTCGGCACGGGTGTAGGTGCGCTGTTCGACGTTTGCCGTATGGCCGTAGCAAACCGTCAGTTTGCCGACTACATCGCGGTAGGGCTGGGCCGAGTAGCCCTCAAAGGGCTGTACCAGCCCGAGCAGCAACGCCAGCATGGTCGCCAGCATTCCGCCCGCGATGGGCAGTGCTTTGTTACCGGATTGCTCTGCTGCCATGCGCCATCTCCAGGGAAAGATGGCCGACGGGCAGACGAGGATGCCCGCCGGCCAGGTGCGCCATGCGCACACCAAACCGATGGGCAGAGTTTCAGTCTTTGACTGATCGTCGTCTTTGAAACTGGTTTCGAGGAACCTCACGCGCGCGCGTGAGAGTGTGGCCTTTCATTGCGATCAACATCACAACGGGCGGACCGTCAGATCTCGATCGCCCCGAGTCAGTCTGGAACAGCTCGTGAATTCACTTGGTTCTGTTGCCTGTGCGCGTGCTCGGCAGCAGGCTGACTGAAAAGCCTCTCGAGATCCTCAGGCGGGAGCTGGATGCCATCCATTTGGAAAATTCTCTGGAATGTTCCATCCGTATTGAAGACCAGGATGACCTGCTTACTGGAGCTGCGCACATTGCCAGTCCAAAGACTGGCTTTCGACTGGATGTATTGCCAGGTGTAGCCAGTAGCGCCGCTTGCCCCAACCGATGATCGCAGCGGCGGCGCTTCCAAGAGGGCGGCCGCCTCGCTCAGCGTTGTTTTTCCGATGACTAGATGCTTGAGATTCTGGTCTTTGAAGTCCTGGCCAATTACCGCCTTTGCACCGAGCAAGACCAACAGAACCGCGAGCGAAAAAACCAGCTTCTTCATGACGCCTCCTTGTCCGATTTGAATTCTGCGCATTGAAAAATGCGCCCTTTAAAGCTCAACAGCAGGTCATCTACGGACTCAGGTCTTTGGCTTACGCAGTCCCCGAGAAGACCCTTCTTGGGTTTCCTTTGCCAGCAGTGCAGTCAGCATGTTCAAGGCCATTACGCGACCGGGATCGGACAGCGCCCAGAACGTATCCACCACGTCATTGAACTGCTCTATCTCAGTGTCCGTCATGCCGGGGCGTGCGATGCTGCGTTGCCCCGTCAGCACGTAAAGCGGATCCACTCCCGCATCAGCAAGCGCAGCCAGCTTGGCGGCAGGAGGGCTGGATGCATCTCTCTGCCAATCAATCACGGTGTTCTTCTTCGCGCCAGCGAGTTCTGCGAACTCAGGCAGCGTGAGGCCCAAGCGTTCCCGCTCGCTCTTCAGACGGGTTCCGATCGTCATACGAAATTCCATGCCATATGTGTTGACAGGCACGGAAATCCGTACCATGATTACTTCCACTGGCAGCGCCCAAAGCAGCCAACCAATGGAACAAGGATCAAAGGATACACGCGATGAGCGAACCCGCCCCCAGCCTGGATCTTCACCTCAAGGTCCGCACCG